CATCTGACGCTTTATCAAATTCTTTAGATTTTAACTTTGATAGATCCAATATTGCTGATACTGGTTTGTCTGTTTTAGAATCAATAATTGATACTGGATATTCATTTCCATATCCTAATATTCTAGCAGATATAAGCAACCATTCTTTGTCGCCAATTACAAGCTCAGAAATATCTACTCCCGGAGTTACAATTAATGCTTCTAGTAATTTATCAAATATAACACCTTCGCTTATATAACTGCTATTAGATAGTATATCTTCATCATATGCAGTCATATGACGCATTTCTATTTTTCCTGATTTTAATGCTGATGTTTCTTCATATACTTTGCCGTGAGATGGCAATGTAATTATGTTTGCAGGAAATTTGCTGTTTTGCTTTTCTTGTTCGTACTGCTTTTTTGCTAATTCGACAATTTGTTTGTTGTCTAATCGATCGGTAACTTTACTCATAATGTCCTTATTATAACTTTATTATAAATATGGGTGAACACAAAAAATGGGTAGAAATTAATCTACCCACTTTATTAATATGATTTGTATTTTTAGAAATTTAAGAATGCCCAATCGTATCGAAGATCCATTGAAATTTTAACAACGTCTTCACTCGACCAATCTAGTTCACCAAAATTCGTACTAGTAATAAATGCGCCTTTTAATATCCACTCTTCAACTTTTTCACCTAATGGAGAAAGTTGAGTCAATGTTACTTCTTTTTTATACATTGATGAATACCCATCTCTACCAGTTGCAGACTCATGATGTAAACGTACCCAATCCATAACAGATTGTGCTGCAGACGGAACAATTGGATCATATAATGATATTGAGATTGAATTCCATTTACTTTTACCTTTTACATAGCGCTGAACATTCATATGTTCTAATACGACTTCGCCGTTGTCTAGACTAGGTTTAGCGGATGAATGTATAAGATATGCCGGGATACCTTCAATTTCCATAATAAATTGATGTGCTTTCTTTGGTTCCCATGAGTATGCATTTTGCCAATAATTATTATCAAGACCATAATCAGCAAAATCCGTGCCATTATTTGCGGTATTTACTCTATCTTCTAGTGCCATAGTTTATTCCTTGTATTTTAATATAAATATATCGGACAGTAAAAAAGGCAGAACCGAAATCCTGCCTTTTGTGTTAGTTTTTAATTTCCTTGTATTTTAATATAAATATATCGGACAGTAAAAAAGGCAGAACCGAAATCCTGCCTTTTGTGTTATTTTTTACCCCTATTCAGGAAATGATGCACCCGTAGGTTGAATATTAAAGTCTAAGACAATAAATTCTGCCGTTCTAGTTGGTTGTAAAAATATTTGACCATACATTATATTTCTATCTATTACGTCTGGTGTGTTATTTGTTTCATCCATTACTACACGGAATGCTGACAAACCTTGTTGTGCTCTTACTTGTTCTAAATAAGGATTCACAATAGTTAAGAATCTGTTTCGTGTTGCGGAAGTATTTTGTTCGAATACTAGGTATCTAGTTGACGATGCAATAAACTTTTTAACTTCGATAAGCAAACGACGCACATTGACACGATCTAATGCACTTGGACGAGCTTGCAATGTCTTTTGACCCCAAACACAAATTCCTTCATTAGGGAAGTTTGCTATAGGATTAACACGGTTCTCATACAATGTGTCTCTATTCGATTGACTTAGATTTTTATATGTGCCAATTGCTGTTGTCAAACCACCTCTAGTTAAACCTGCTGGTGCATACCACGGTGCAGTTACTGCATCATTAAATGCTAATACTCCTGGCATCACTACTGATGGCGGAACAAAAATTGGTTTATTCTTTCCTGGATCTACAACTCTTACCCATGGGAAATATGTTGCTGCATAATTGCTATCAATGTTTGTTACTTGTTGAACTACAGTAGCAATATTATCCGTTAATGCATTGCTATCCATTATATAGAATGTGTCTTGTCTTTGTTCTACCAAGTTTCTAGCAGCACTAGTTACTAATGGATGAATACTATCAATAACACCAGGTGTAATCAACATGTTCATATCATAATAATCGGCATTGCTTAATAATGCGAATGCTTTATTATATGCCTTAGTTCCAGTTGTGGCTGTACCACTACAATCAAATCCAAATGTATTTCTATCTTTAATATTTGTTCCTGACAGTTTAGGTAAATTTGGACGAGCTCCATCAAATCCACCTTGCATTGGTACCATAAACTTTCTAGTGTTAACAGAAACGTTATCTGTAAATGTATTTGCATTCAATGCCGTTGTCAATGATCCACTATATGCTGTTGCAGACGTTGGGAAATTTGCTCCTGCGTCTTGACTCACATCACCTAAATAAAAGTCTACATTGCTACCGGTAGTTGAGAAAGTGGTTGGGATTGGAGATAAATAATTCAAGTTATTCAAATTATCAAAATCAAATCCAAAATAGTTTCTGCTGCTAAATGTGGTTTGAACTTGTGACGTCAATGTTGCCGTTGCAGTTAAATTAAGTGACGAGCTATACATTGGAATTGGTGATGTTAATGCTACATATCCAAATGGTATTAATATTTCGTTATTTGTTTTTTCTGATACGCCTGGATCGACTTCTACTCTAATAAATTTAGATAAATTAGGATAATCTCCGTTAACAACAATATCACCAGCATCAGTAATTGTGCTGTATCGATCGCCAATTACTCGAGAAATATATCTAGGTGAGTCTGGATCTAAATTTAGATTTGTAAATGACTCAACGATATCCGGCGTGCGATCTGTGTCTTGAGATGAATATGGGGTGTTAACAATATTTGTCGTATTGACGCGTCTTACCTCTACCGTAAATGTTCCGTATCCATTTGGATCTGAAACCTCACTTGCAAGTCTCACATCACGAATACCAATTTTTACTTCGGTACTAACTGATGTACCATGTGATAATGTGTGAAATTTAAATAGATTCTTTGCAGTAGTTCCAATTTTCTGTGAAGTAATAAATGGCGTTGCTGCTGTTTTATAATCTTCTAAAAATGAATATGCACTACCAGTTACTTGCGCCAATGAAATAGTTACATCAGCCATATTATTAAATAAGCTAGATGCTGCTTTATTTTCATATTGAACATATACTGGATAATCTACTGATTTAGGAGACTTGCCATATGTTTTTGTTATATATGAATTATCAGTCGATACAATTGAAGCAGATACCGAAGCTCCGTTACCGGCTAGAAATGCACTAAATCCTGGAATAGTTGTGTCAGTAGCAAATGATCCAGATACTTTTATTTCAAATGAGCCGGATGAATTATTATTAATAACCGAGTCTTCAAAATATGCTGCGTTTACAACACTACCTAACCCTAATACTGCTTGAGTAGGATGAAGTATATGTGTTACTGTTTCAACTGCACCTGCGCCAGATCCTGATTTTGCAATAACACCAATTGCGCCATTTTCGATAGAGTAACCATCTTCATATAAAAGTCGTGTTACTGTTATTACATTTCCATTTCGCAAGTAGTCATTAACTACAAATGGAACATATGAATCATCTGTATATGATCCGAATATTTGTTCAAATTCACCATATGATGTAATTTGGGTTGGTACTAGAGCTGGGCCTTTTACTGTCGATCCTACTATTGCTGCACCAATTTGTGCTACTCCGCCTGCTAAAAACGATTGATCAACTTCATTCGTAAATACACCAGGCGAAACAATTCTTTCTGCCATTATAATTCTCCTATATTTTGTTTATTATAAATATGGTGGTTTAATCCCAAACCTATGATTCTGTAAATGTACCTGTATTGATATCAATTGACCCTTCGCCATAACGCTCTTTAAGATCCGCCATTAAGTCTTGTTCTAGCAAACGAATTGTTTCAAATTTAGTTAATTCTGCCGCATGTAATTTTTCTAGTTCGCCTAGACGCAAAGACAGTGTAAATTTTTCAATTTCTAGATTACCTAGTGTATTTGTTAATTCATCATAACGTTGACCAATTGATTGTATTTGATCTAAATCATCCTTAGCTAGTTTTTTAGTCGACATATTTTATACCTTTTTTTATATTATATATAATTATTGTGATATATCCAAATTAATTAAGATACGCCTAGCATATATGCTTCAGCATTTTTAGTTTCGTCACCAATACAAGATAATTTATCAATAGTAGCTAAGTCTACTAAATCTGGGTGTACCCACCAATCTTCAAAAGGTGAATTATCATCTGGGGCTATATTACTAACAACTAATTTATATCCTTTAGATTCTAAATATTGTCTTGATTTGGCTCTATATGAACTTGTTTGATCTACATAATGATCATGTTCATATGTTATTACAGCAAATTTATGTTCATCAAAAGGTATTTTAGTTAGAATATCATATGTTACTGATGGTGGGTCACAGTCTAATTGAAGATAATCTATGTTTTTATCAAACCCAGATGTTTTTATAAATCGCCAATAATTGATTTGAGTTGCATCTCCCAAATGAATTGGATTTTTTCTAACTTTTTTGAATTTTTCTACTTCATGCTCTAGAATCTCAACTGACATTCCTGTCCATCCAAATTTTTCTTCTAGAAGCATGGTGTTATTACCATATATGGGGTCTGATGCCCCTATTTCCAAGTAAGTACCATTTTTCTTGCCGTTTAACGCAGCTAATACAAATATGTCTTGATAAGTTTGTGAGTAATTACTTTTTATTGTTTCAGAGCCGTTAAATTTAAATTTAAGGTTTGTGTGGTCTAAAGCAGTATATTTAAAGTGTGGGTGAGGGTGTCTATGGAGTTGTTTTATGTTTTGACCAATTAATTCTATATACGTATCACTCAATTCATGTTGATAATTATTTACTAAGTCTAAGAACATTTTTCTAGAAAGATCACCTTTTCCAACCCACCAATTAGTAACAGCTAGTTGAAAATACATTTTATATTCTTCCCCCGCGCCAACATCTGTTATAGTTTTCTTTAAGTTGTGTTTAAGAGATAAAGCTATAGTAGCTAAAGTATGTGAATCAAACCATTCTGATTTTGATTCGTGGAACATACTTAACAATAAATAAGCTTCTGGTCGTTCGGGGAGGAAATTTATGGCATTTTGAAATGCTACTTTGGTGCTGCCGTCTCTGCCCTTTGTTAAGTGAATACATTGAGCTACTTTAATTAACGACTCATATATCATATCCGTATCGTCTCCGTGTTCAGCTACTCTTAAAAAGAATGATAACGCAGAAGCATATTGGTTTTGAGTAAAGTAATGCTGACCCAAGTTAAAATTGTGAGTTGGGTTGAGAGTATCCATTGTAAACTTATACAACAAATCATGGGTTTTGATCTTGCAAGATTTGTTTTTGGGTAGTTCTGTTTTATTTAGAATTGAATCAAAAACATTATTAGGTAATTGAACTATGTAAGCAGCATTATCCTGGAATCCGAGTGATATGAGAAGGGTATCGTTATGTTCTACCATCCCACATACAAATTCAATACCGGCATTAAAGAATTTAAATTCATCTGTGATGTTTACTATATTCCAATTTTCATCCCAAACTATAAATCTGTGGTAATATTGTGAATTTTTTTGATTTTGCTCATTATACCATAAATCAACTTCATGTGTAATTGCTATATAGTGATCTTTATACTTTATAACATGAGAACTACCTCTTAAATCTCGAGATGTGGTAATTGAACTAGTATTTAAATATACTACTTCTGATGATAGTGTTTTTAAGTTAACTTTAACTACCTCAGTGGGATTACTCCATTTAACAAAATGGAAAGGCATATCATTGATAGGCATCCAATTTTTTTCACAATATGTAGGTTCACTTGGTGGTTGGATTCTATACCTGTTTATTTCTTTCCCAGCTTTAATTTCTGAGAATTCAATTCTACCGTCGCCAGTAGTTGTGGTATCACGCCTAACACCACATAGATATTCTTTATTATCCCATTTAACTAATCTACCATCTTCCAACCCTACAAACTCCCATAATGGGTCTGCATCTAACTTAGTAGTATCTACTTTTTCAATTGATTTTATAGCTAATGTTTTAGAATCTATATCGCATAGATAATTTATAGTTCTAAGTTTAACATCATCTTCTCTATTTAAATAAGCTAACGGCCCCCAATGTAGTGGAAATTTACACTGTTCGCTGTGGTATAAATTATATTTAACGTGCCTTAGATTTAATTTTAATTTACCATCTATCTTGTTAATTGCCGGGTTGCATAATCCAGTTCCGTCTGTTAAAGATGAGGGTATGATAACAGGAGTAACACTACCCCCGCCTTCGATTGCAATCTTTGCTAAATTTCTTATCATATAACTATATTTCTATTCTTTATTTTATCACTTGGACTACAACCATTTTCGCATCTCCCACAAATATCAAATGTAGTGAGTGGAGCTGGCATTATATCATCATACTCATCGGTAAGTATGTTTCCTAGGATTTTTTCTAAACTATAATCCATACAACATAAGGAAACATCACCATTAGGTAATACTACATTATGATATAAATGTTCTATACAATCACAAGTACTTGGTTGATTTTGTTCTTTATGTTGCACTCTGTCTTTTATTTTATCTAATGCTGGTTTAATTTGTGCTTCACCTATTAGATTGCCGGCTCTTGACCAAAAATTAGGTATAACAGGATTAGGCCATAAATCTTTAACTGATTCATGAGGTTCTCCCATACTCATAACATAAAACCCTTGAATATCATTTTCATATTCTTTGAATTTTTCAAAAACCTTATATAATCTAGCACTAAGTGGATGTTCAGCAATTCTTTCTCGATCTGGAATGTGTAAACAGAACCCGCCATTAGGTCCTT